CAAACGATTTATGGGTAATAGTTTTAAAGAGTCTGAAAAAGAAATTTCTAAAGTACCTTATAAGGTCATTAAAGGCGACAAAAACAGTACGAGAGTTTCCATAGACGATAAAAAATATTCGCCACAAGAAATATCTGCAATCATTCTTCAAAAAATGAAGAAAACCGCTGAAGATTATTTGGGTGAAGATGTAAAAGACGCGGTAATTACAGTACCGGCATATTTTAACGACTCACAACGACAAGCAACAAAAGAAGCCGGAGAGATTGCAGGATTAAACGTTATACGAATTATAAATGAACCAACTGCTGCGGCTTTAGCATACGGTCTTGATAAACAAGATAAAAGTATGAAAATAGTTGTATTTGACTGTGGTGGTGGAACACATGACGTTTCAATATTAGAATTAGAAAACGGAGTATTTGAAGTATTATCTACTGATGGTGACACTCATCTCGGCGGTGATGATTTTGATCAGGTAATTATTGATTGGCTTGTTAAAGAATTTAACGCAGAAAATAATGTTGATGTATCAAAGGATTCAATGGCTCTTCAACGTTTAAAAGAAGCTGCGGAAAAAGCCAAAATTGAATTATCATCATCTCCAACTACCGAAATTAATTTACCATATTTGATGGCAATTGACGGAGTACCTAAACACGTGGTTAAAAATTTATCTCGTAGTAAATTTGAACAACTATCAGACGGTCTTATTAAACGAACTATTGATCCTTGCAAATCAGCACTTAAAAACGCCAAACTAAAAGTTAGTGACATTGATGAAATAATATTAGTCGGTGGTTCAACACGTATTCTCGCAATACAAGAACAAGTTAAAAAATTCTTTGGTAAAGAACCATCTAAAGGTGTAAATCCTGATGAGGTGGTTGCTTTGGGCGCAGCAATACAAGGTGGAGTACTAGCCGGTGATATTAATGACATTGTATTACTTGATGTTACTCCATTATCTTTGGGAATTGAAACTGTAGGTGGTGTGTTTACTAAATTGATTGAGTCAAACACAACAATACCGACTAAAAAATCTCAGGTATTCTCCACAGCGGTCGACAATCAACCTTCAGTTGAAGTTCATGTACTACAAGGTGAACGTCTTATGGCTAAAGATAACAGGACAATTGGTAGATTTCATTTGGATGGTATTCCTATCTCAATGAGAGGAGTTCCTCAAATTGAGGTTACATTTGATATTGATTCGAATGGAATTATAAATGTATCGGCCATTGATAAGGGTACAAATAAAAAACAAGAGATCCGTATTGAAAGTTCTTCAGGATTATCCAAAGAAGAGATTGAAAGGATGAAAAAAGAGGCTGAAGAAAATGCTGAAGCGGATAATAAATTAAAAGAAGATGTTGATACATTAAACTCTGCCGACAGTATTATTTTCCAAACTGAAAAATCTTTAAATGAAATTAAAGACAAAATAACTGAAGAAGAAACAAATGAAATTCAGACTTGTCTTCAAAATTTAAAAGAGGTTCACAGTAAAAAAGATGTTGAAGGCGTTAAAATCGCAATGTCAGAAATGACAGAAAAATTCCAAAAAATTTCTCAAAAATTATATGAGAGTTCTAATCCAAATTCAGGAGATCCAGAACAAAATATGAATTTTGAAGATATCTTTACTAAATAGTTTTATTAAAGACTTCCCTGATTATTAACTTAATTGGGGAAGTTTTTTTATTGATCGGAATCTTTGTTTTGGTCAGATGTGTTGGAAATAAATAATTTCTTTTCTTTTTGTATCTCATTTAAGATATACCCTGATACGGCAAACTCTGTAGTTGCCCATAATAAAAATTCGCCCATAGTAAGAGCTTCGATATGACTGATAAGAAAATATATCATACCAAATTGGGAGATAAAAAATGATATTCCAGACTCAACCCTTTTCTTTGAAAAGAAAGAAGGTTTACTTGAATACATTTTTAGTAATTCGTTAATTAACCATTTAATATTTTTCATAACAACTATTTTTCTTTAACAAGAGTTAAACATCTTTTAAGATATTCTTTAGCTCTTGGGGTGGGGTCGTGATGTTTTAAGACCTTTTCAATGTCTTTAACCAACTCTTCACCATGCTCATTTTCTTTATAAAGTTCAATAACTTTATCCATGACTTTTATACAACCACTATTTGTTTCATCATAATAGTTTTTATTTCTAAAGTTGTTTAGATAATTCATTAATGAATATGATAAATTTTCTCCACCGTCACTAATATCATGATGAAGTCTAAGTGTTTTTAAAATATCTAATGTGTCAATCATCCCATTTATCCCACCATTTCTTTTTTTGATTGATTTTGCATAATCAGAAAATTCTTTTGAAGGACCTACAATATCTTTTAACGGAATTACATTTCCAGGTACACATCTAGGTTTAATTTCCTTATTGTCTGTTTTTGTTGTAACTTGTTCAGAAATTCTATGTTTCTTAATTAATTGTTCTCTAACAATTTTTCTTAAGTCATTTTCATTAATTATGAATCTTGCCATGTCTATTGAACCACTATTTTCAATAAATATTAAGAAAAAGAAAAAAAAAACGATTAATAATATTATTTTTTAGAAAATTTTTCCCAAAAAAAAGATAATCCAAAAAATGACCCCGAAATAAAATACAAAATAAAATTTGCTTTCCACAAATTTCCGGTCAAACAAACGAGTTGGTATTGGATTATGTCGAACCCAAATGGGTTGAAAAACATTCCCAGCATTAAAAATTTGACAGATAAATTTTTGGTGAAAAGATTTTTTATTTTTTTTACAACTGTCATATTCCATATATATGTTAATTTATTTTTAACTTAATTCTCCCACCTTATCAAATAATAAGGAGGGAGAAAAAAGTTTAATGGTTACTTACTTTTTCAAAGTATCCTTGCAAACTGTTGTATCACAACCTTTTTTAACTGTTTGAGTATCAATCATACATTCTTGTGAATCGATACTGTTTTTATCGTCAGTTTTAGTTTGTGATCTAGTGCAGGAAACAATCGTTAATGTCAAGATAGTTGCTGTTAGTAATACAATTTTTTTCATGTTTTTTTTTATTTTTTTACTTTTATTTTTAATAAAGTCAAAAGTATCTTAAGACTAATCATTTGTAAATATCAAAAAATATTTTAAAAATCGATTTGACAATATGATTTTTACTTTTTAATATTATTAAACATTTCGGGATTATCCGATATGTTCTTTGAAAAAGTTGAAAACCAAAAAAAAGTTTACAAAGAATTTGACAAAATCAAAAACTTGTCTTAACTTTGATAAACAGTTCGGAAAAGTGGTCTAGTGTGAGCCTGATGAAATTAGTGATGGGAATCACAATTTCGGCGAATCAGTATCACGTTCCGAAAAACGGGGTTGGTAGTACAAGATGTACAAGTCTAACGTAAGGTTGTGAAGGGAATCGTAAACTTCCCTAACTTCGGTAAAAGTCCGAACCACCCCAAAAAAAAGTTTGAGAAAAACTTGATTTAACAAAAAAGTTTTCTCACCTTTGTAAGGAGATTGAAAGGTTGGGGTATCCCAAAAAGAAACCCCAACCTGATTCAACTCTGTTCTTTTAAATATTTTTTACATCCATTCGGAAAACGAAACTCTTAGTAGGTTCGAATACGATAAAGATATTGGCCGTATATGGTCATTAAATAAACTACGAAAGTAGGATAAAGTGGAATTACAAGTGTTAGTAGTTCTGCGGCTTGGGTAACTGAGCTCGAGTATACAAGTGGGATATCATCTAACCTTTAGTATCGAGGGCGACGCTTTAGGGAAAATGGTTAGATGTCTAAGCAATGTGGATTGTTTGGATGAGTTCGGAAGAACAACAAGAATAACCCATAGGACTCTTGTAAAGAGTGTGGTTATCCGATCACATGATTACGGTGTTCAATTAGATAGTTTACTTAAAACCGAAAGGTAAGATAGAGAACGAGTGGTGTCGCTACTATCCTTATCAACAACACGCCAATGTTGTGATATGAAGTTAACTTGAAGAATCGAGATGGGGACATTTCACGGAGTAGTTTAGTATTTAGTTGTTCAAAAGATGAGTAAACTATAAGATAGACCACTACTTCGACTAATCCACAACACATACCAATTATTAATCTTCTAAATTAATTAAACGGAAAAGTGTCTGTCAGATAACGATGAAAGGTGACTACATAGTAATGATCTGTTCATTGCATACAAAGATCCCAAGTCTGAGTATATTCTTTAGAAAAACCTATAATTTCGCAAGAATTAATTGGGGAGGCGTTCTCAAATAGAGTTGAGTAAAAAGAGAGTAATCGTTGTCTCAAGGAGTGGTAACCCCAAGTGACCGTCATTAAGGAATACTTTTCAAAAGAAAGTGGAAAAGTGAGGAATCGATAATCTCACGAAAGATCCTTACCAAAAGGTGTATTCTCAACCTTTTTTTGTATAAACCTTTAAAACAAAAACAAAATGGAAGTATTTTATTTTACTTTAGGTGTTTTTGCAGTTTTTGCTCTAATATTAATTGGGGTGTCGATTGTGGGTATGGTTAGGGTTTCTAAAATTCAAAAAGAATTACTATCATTAAACAATTCTTACAGATGGGATTTTGATAGATCAAACCGTAATTTAGACGATATTCGTAAGGATAATGAATTAAATGTACAAAATATCTATCGTAACCTTGATGCTAGAGAAACAGCACTTTACCTTCAGATTAAAAAATCGTTTGATGACTCTATGAGTTATACAGACAAAAGAATAGATAAAACGATTGTACATTACAAAGAATCCTAAAAAACAAAACCCCTCTTTTGGAGGGGTTTTTAATTTTCAATAGTTTAAGATTTTATGATTTGTTTGTTAAATTTCCAGAAATTAATGAGGCATGATTGAATATGTGATTCATGTCTTCATCATTTAATTTAGTTTTTCTTTTGGCATAATCTAACCCTAATACTCCGATAAATTTACCGTCAATACTTTTAATACTTACTAAGTAACATGACTTTAAACCACCTTCATCCATAAAATAACGAAGACCAAAGGTGTCTATATCATCTGATTTACAATCGGGTATTAAAATCATACTTTTTTCAAATAAAAAATTCATACTTCGACTAAATAAACTAACAGGAATGTTCTGAAATTTTTGTTGTACAGGTTGAATTCCTGGATTCACTACTTCGTAGTTCATACTAAATTTTGTCATAGATTTTCCACTAGGATAAAAATTACCTCCATTATGAAATTGAACTATCCAAACCCTATCTGGTTGATGCTCAATCATAATATTTTCTAGTTTCAATCTAATTATTTCACTATATTTTATCACTTCATTAACTAAATCAGATTTTGATTTACCAGCATCGATTTTTTTTCTTATGAAGATTACTAAAATCGGCCCTATAACACCCGTTATAAAAGCCACAAATATTTCCGTACTTAACATGTTTATAAATCTTAATAATTATCTAAAAACCTTTATTAAAATAATTATTTTTTTCAGTGTAAACCCTGCCAAAAAATTGAATCGCAACGGTTGCTCCGATTGTGATGAAGTTTATTATATCAACAGGAATGAGTTCAACTGTCGAGCTTACTGATAACCAGCTAAGCACAATTTGTGCGAATGAAACTGCGTATTGAGAAAATTTCCATTCAGATCCTATCCAAGTACCACTTGGAAACTGTGAGTTTAGGGTTAAGGTGATTATAGCCGAAATACTACCAAAGATAGCTAAAGTAGTACCATCAACCATTGTTGAATAAGCGGTTAATAAAATGGCCGCCAAAGTCAAAACGTTAAACAAAATTGTTTTTTTCATTTTTTTAATTTTAAAAATTTAATGTTAGTTCTTAACAACTTACATAACATAAATATATGAAAAAATAAAAAAAAACCTGTATTTTAAGACACGGTTACGTTAACTATCAAATCACCCATACCCTTAATAATTCTATGATAAGTTCCTTTTGGAATAAAATATTTTTGATTTTCAACTAACACTACTGGTAATTCATTGTCCATTTGAAATCTCCAACCATTGGATTTAATAATTTCAACTAATCTGTCTTCTTCGTCGAAATGCCATTTTAATTCATTGGAATTAACATCTTCAGAAAATGTTCTTAATTTATTATCCCCAATTAATTTTTCATTAAACGGTAGTTGCATATTACCATGGGCTTGATGATTTGATACCCAATGATTTACGATATCTAGAAACATTGCATGACCAATACCCCGCAGTCGATCAATCATTCTTTTGATCACATTTGTGACGAGCCCTAAATGATTTTGCGGCCTTTGGATTATTGTTTCGCACTCTTAAATTGGGGTCACCAAAAGTAACTTTTTTTATTGTTCCTTTTGGCGTCTTAACATAAACTGCAAACTTTTTTGGTCCGCCTGAAGTTCTAAAAGGTTTGTTTAATTTAACATTACGACCTCTATGTTTTGCTTCAGTTAAAATATCTTGTAATTCCTCCTCATATATTGGAGCGTCAAGCCAAACAAAATCACCGTTAGATAGTGTTACTTTTTTTCCTAAATCACTTTCAATCAACCAATAATCATCTTCAGATAACATGATTAAATCATTGTCATACAATTCTCTAACTTCATTTATTAAATCAAAATATTTTTCCGAATATATTCTAAAAATATTATCATTAAGGGGTATTTTATTTTCTAAATGGTAGTCTAATTCTTCTGACACTTGGATATTTTTGGTTAATTTCATCGGTACTTTTTTCATATTCTTTTTTTTAACTAAACAATGCATCCAATTCTATTAAAATGAAATCATGTCTAGAATTAAATACTATCTTATCTACTAAAAGACCGCTATAGACAATTTCTTTAGGTTGTTTTGCAATAGTACCTGATTCAGTAAAACCAAATCTATTTAAAATACTTTCTAATTTTACGAAAAAAGTTTTTATTGTATCCACCATTACATTGGAGAAATTATCATCAATATCGACTTCAAACTTAAGAGTTATCATAAGCATGGACAGTTTTTTATCAACGTTAGAATAGTCAAAATCAGCAACACTTAATATTGGTGTAGTTTTAGTGACATTAGAATCCATTAAAAGATTGGTTAATGTTTTGATAGATTTTTTTACATTCGACTCAATAATTTGATCCATAGTTTGCATATCCAATATAAATATTAATATTATATTTTTTTACTAGTTATCGACAAAAATTTTGAACAATAGGAAATGTTAGATTTTTTGACTACTTTAGGTTTCCAATTTTCTTTAGTTTTGTCGTCAGTATAGTTATAACAAAAATTTTTTAGAGAACACTCATTATAAGAGCAGTTTATTTTTTTCACGATATTTCAGTAACATGATAAATATCCTTAAATGTTACAACATCACTATTATTTGTAATAATATAATCTTTATTTTTAAAAATAAGAAGGGTATTTTGGTTTGAGAACATAATATAATCTAATTCAGATTGTCTTTTGTAATTTTTCATTTGATAGGTTTTAACTTCAAAGGTGTCACCTATTTTTTTAAAATTTTTAAGAGGTTTAATCTGGCCAAATCTACTAACATCATCACTAATAACTATTTCGATATCCTTACCCCCCTTTCGATCGTAGAAAGAACCTGCACAATATTGTTTTATCTTATTTAAAGGAACATTAAATTGAGTGTTTAAATTTTTAATCGCGTAATTTTCCGTTTTTGCCCCGCTCAAATAGGAAGACATATTAATGTTGACTAATATTTTCAGTTTGTCTCCCATGATGAACAATTCGTTTTTATTATCCTCAATCCATTTTTCAAAATTTTCTATTGAAGTTATTTCAGGATTTGTTTGATAATACCACTCGATTAATTTAGTAATAACCATGGGATTTGTGTCAAAAAAATTAAGTATAGACCATTTTTGATTTGGTAAATTAGTACCTTCAACATCTATTAACCCATAATCACTATCACATTGATCTTCTTGGTCAATAAATTGATTTTTACCAATATTATTGGGGTATAGTTTGAATAATAAATCCGTTATAAACTTAGGATATCCAGAATTTAATTTTTTCAAAAAATAAGGGTCTAATTTAATAGTTGATTTTTTTAAAATAGGTAATAATTCTTCGTATTTAGTTTTTTTAATAAATGGAACTTTATTATTGGTAAAGAATAATTCATCTAAATTAATTGGAATTTGTTCATTTGTTAAAACATTATTTAACATAACTGCGGTTTCTTGATTTTCTTCTTTTGCTTTAATCAGGGTTTGTTTGTCGGAATCTGAAACACCATTAATATAAACATAAGTTTTTTGAAACTTTTCATCAGGTTTAAAAGAATCATATTTAATTGTTATTTTATCGTTATTTTCATTTATAACAATATTATCATATTGTTCTTTAGAAATGATTATTTTCATTTGTTTTAAATTCTTTTTTTAAATATTATGTTTTTTTCTGAGATAGTCAAAATAAACGTTAGTCCCTTTATATACTAAATAAAATGCCATACAGGTAGAACCAAAAATAACCATTTCCAAAAAATTTGATAATACCAAATAAATTGTAAAACCAATGATAAAAATTGTAATCCAAACGAAACTTTTTAACATTGACCCAATGAAAGTTCCAAAATCTCTAATTATTCCCATAAAATTTATTTTTTTACAAAAATACGAAATATTCCCCAAATAAAAAAATAAATTAAGAATTTTTACAAAAAAAAAGGATGTAAAAACCAAATTTTATTCGTATATTTATATTATGAAATTAACAACAAAACTAAATCAGTTAGATAATTCCAGTCTAAGACAGTTAGGTAAGGTCTCGTTGGAGTTTTGTAAAGAAGAGTTAAGAATTAATCATCGACATTCTAATGAGATAAAATTTCACATTCGTAAATCACGTATACCTAAGAATAGTGAAAATATCTGTTTAGGTCAATATAATCCATATGTAAATAAAATTTTTATTTATAAAAATGTTGTTAGTGATGTTGAAACATTCTTATTGACATTCATTCACGAATATGTTCACTCAATGCAACCCATAAAAACTAAATATAATTCATTACTTAATAAACATGGTTATAATAACCACCCATATGAAATTGAGGCGGATTATGTATCATTGGCGTTGTATAAAAAACTTTGGAGATATTACAAGAACAGTACTAAATAATGCTCTCATAACTCAACAGCATAGAGTATCTCTCTTCTAAAGTGAAAGTTCCATGTTGAATCCAAGATTAAACTAACCGATTAAAATACATACCGTAAGTCCTATTAACATATCTTAACATAGCACCGTTAAATTCTGATGGGGTTATGCCTAACATAAAACAATCATCACCCCAATAAGTACCATCACTATATAACGTATTATTGGTTGAAGACGCATATGGTCTACCAAGAATCATTCTTACATTTGGTAAAAAGAATCCCTCCCAATTATCACGAATATACCATTTTGAATCTTTAAAATGATTAAAAAAATATTTTTTTAACATTTTGTCAAGTTGTTCCTCACTTAATTTATCTTCTAAATTATTACTCATATGGGTAAACTAATTTTCCTTTGGGGTTACGTACCAATAAATGTACTTGTAAAATTTCTCTACTAGAAATATTTAACATTTTTAACATGTCAATCATATGACGATCTACCAAATAATGTGGATCCATACCTTTTTTATACATATTAATGTGGTTAATAGTGTCATCATTAAGATAAATATTTAATCTTATTTTGTAAATCGGATCAACAGGATCATTATCAACTAATTCAACCTTTGTCTCAATTTTATCTACCATGGGGTAGATAGTCTTAATAAGGCTTGAATTCATTAATTTATTTAAAACTTCAGTTGTAAGAATATACACATATATAAATATTAACCAAAATCTTTTCTATATTTTAGAACCGACAAATCTTTTGATTTGGATTCAATCTCGGTATCAAACTCCAACCCAAATGTCTCAATCTTTTCATATACATAATTTGCATGGGCTCTCTCCAATCCTAATTGGTCCTCATTTTTTAATGATGACGACATATGTGTCATTGGTTTTGTTTTCCATGTGGATAATGCCAATCTTAATGATTCTTCTAACGATAAATCTTGAGGTCCTAATCTAAAATGTAATTGGTCAAACACTATTGGAATACCAATTTTAGTATATACTAAATCATATAACATCTTAACTGAATATTGGGAGGATTTATCGTCGTTTTCCACAGTTAATCTTTTTTTACATGATTCAGATAATTGACTAAAATTATTACAAAATCTTTCCGCCGCAGATTCCCTTGTTGGTTTTGTTGTGTTGATGTGAATATTAATTGGGTAATAATTAGTTTGATCTAACCCCATCAAATCCATTAATTCTGCGTGTTGATTTAACTCAAATATTGTTTTTTGTACCACAGATTGATTTTCACTACCTAAAACATTGAATGGACCTGGATGATATGAAACTCGTAAATCATTATTTTTTACTTTATCCCCGATTTCTTTTAACAATTGACTAATTATTCCAAAATTTGGTAAATTACCAAAAGAGTATTCAGACATCCAAGGAAAAGAATCAGACGACATTCGGTATATTTTAATGTCATTTTTAATATTATAATTAAGTATTTTTAACGTATCTTTTAAATTGCCAACGATTAATTCTGATACATAAGATAAACCTTTTGAATCAAATGTTTTTCTAACCATACCTCTGTTCACAAGAACTTCTTGTTTTTTAGTTAGACCTTCATTAATCCCCAATGATATACAACAGTAACCA